CTGTGTAAAGGTCGTCAATCGGGTCATTTTCAAGCGTGCCGAGGCCGTCGAGGGCTTGCAACTCTACGATATTCGCAGGCGCGAACGGGGCGTCCCCGAAAAAGTCTGTAACCATGTATCCGCTGAAGACGAGCGTGTCGGCAGATCCCGTGATGTCGAAGGCCTCCACGGGTACGCCCCGATCGGGCTCGCCAAAAAGCGGGGACACGTCTACGTCCCGCATAAAAATCCGCGCCGCACTGGGCCAGATCGGGTCTAAACCGCGGTCCTGACTTTCTCCTCGGTCAATCACGAGGAACTGTCCGTCGGCCACCACATCGGTGCCGCCGCCGTTTACATCCACGCGGTACGGGCGACCGTCAAGCCCTTCTGCCTCAATGGAAAGAGAAGAGAGGGCCATTACATGCGGCGACCTGTGCGTGAGCGGTCCTTGCTTCCTTGCTGGCGGGCTTGGTCAATAAGAGTGGCAGGGATGACAATATCCCCACCCTCAAGGCGCGTTCGCGACGTGCTCGTCGTCGCGTCTCTTCCAGACACGCGCCCGCCAGTGGCAAACGATGGGACAGTGCCTGAAACGGAGACAGGGCCGCCCGCCGCAAAGCCGGCGGCCTGCTCTAACTGTGCTCCGAAGCTGGGGTCCTCGTTGATCGCCTGCACCACGTTCGGCGCTTGGGAGAACGAGGCCGCATTGACAACGAACTCCCCATCCGAGAGACGAGCCATAACGGAATCAGATGTAGACGTGCCCGGTCCGCTTACGGCACCGCCCTCCGCGAAAAACTGGGCGATGTTGCCGCCGCCCAAAACTGTGCCGAAGACACTCCCGAACCCCCCACCTGTGACGGCGCTAACAATCCCGGCTAGGATTGCAGCACTTGCCAGCTTAGCAATCACCTGCTGGAGCGCCTGCACGGCCGCCTGTCCAAACTGGCGGAACGTGTTGCTTGCCTTGTCGAGTTCATCGTTGACCGAAGATAGCTGCTCTCGGAGCTTGCGCGCCTGCTCTACGTCCCCGCTGGCCTGAGCTTCTCGAAGCCGCTCTTGAAGGTCAGCCCGCCGTTCGCGGAGCCGTTGCACCTGCTCGTTGCCCGTCAACAGGTTGTTGAACTGTTGGCCTAATTCATTCCCGATGGCGCTAGAGAACTGCCGTGCGGCGCCGACAAGCTGTTGAGTGGACGTATTGAGGTCCTCAAGAGTTTTCTTTGTGTCTTCTGCTCCTGCCTCGGCCGCCGCCAAACGACGAACGAGTTCCTGCACCTCATCACTGGACGGCTCGTAGCCGTTTTCGAGGGCGCTTACTACCGCATCCCGAAGGGCACTCGCCCGCTTCTGCGTCTCCTCAAGGGGCGAGATAAGCCCGGCCTTCGCCTGATCCTTGATTGCCTGAATGCGCTGCTGCACGTCGAGAAGCGGGGTGGGAAGAGAGTCCCCAAAACTAACGTCCGGCTCAACCACCTCACTGTCGGGCTGTACCTGAGGCACGTCTGGCGGCTCAGGTAACTCTTCAGTCTCAGCGTTCAGGCGCTCAACCTCGCGGCGAACAGACCCTATTCGTTCGAGAAGAGGAACAAACTGAGTTGAAAGGTTACCTATCTGGTCGGCGAACTGGTCGCTTTGCAGAACAGATTCTAGGGCCCCTTCTAAGACATCAAGCTCCGACTCGGCGGCCTCAACAGGCTCGCGGAGATCAACTTGCGCAAGCTGCTCTTGGACGTTTCGAACCGCATTTGCTCGCTCTTCAATCTGGGCAGCGATGGCACCAGGCGATCTTGCAAGCGCCTCATCTGCATTTTCAGCTAGATCGTCGAGCGCATCAGCGTTGTCTACGATTAGCGACTTTGCCTTCTCGAAATCCCCTTGGTTGACCGCATCTAAAAACTGCTGAACATCTACTCCAGCGGAGCTGAAGGCTTGGCCGAGGTTTTTTGCCTCATCACTGTTCCCACGTAGGGCATCTTGCAGGTTCTTTAAGAACTCAATCTGGCCGCGAACGTCACGCCCACTCTGCAAAAGATTGATCTGTTCAGAAAGTCCCTGCTCAAACAGCCCAAAGCCAAAGTCTGAGGGGACGGAAATGCCTGAAACGGCCGACTCAAGGACGCTTACGTCTTCCGAAATACTTTGAAACTTGCCCCCAAGCTGTTGTAGAACGTTTGATTGCTCCCGCAGACTGTCGGTCAAGTCTTGGATCTCTTCGTCAGACTTCTCCGTCTGCTCCTCCGCTTCCGTCAGCTGGCTCACCAAGAAAGGAAGAGCCCCAGCTAAAGCATTTACCCCGATCAGAAGGCCTCCGGGGCCCGTCAACATTGATGTCAGCGATGTCCCTGCCGATGTAAATCTTTCGGCTCCACTGATTAAACCGGGCAGATTGTTGCCGATTGCCCTAAACCCCTCTGCTGCACCAAATTGGAACTGCTGCATGTCTTGTAGGATGAATCCAACCTCCGACGCTGGTCCAGACACAGCGTCGAGGCGTTCTCCTGCCTGCTCACTTGCCTCCCCCATTTGGTGTTGAGTGCTGGTCGTCTCTTGGAGCTCCTGTTGTAAACGTTGGTTTTTTTGAATGACGCCTGCGAAAGCTGCTTCTTGTGCTTCCGCTCCGCTGACAAATTCCACGGAAGAGGATTGGAAGCGCGCCCCCATCTCGGACACCTCCCCTTTGAGTTGCTTGGTCTGCTTTTGGGCGTTGTCAATCGCCTCGGCACCCTTCCCTGCACCCTCTGACACCTCATCAAACGCTCGTTCGGATACCGAGCCGGTTTCTTGAACTTCTCCCGAGGCGCCGCTGGCCGACTGCTTGATCTCGTCAATCTTGGCCTGGACTTCGTTCAAGGCATCGGCTGCACTCCCCGACTTGGCCTTAATTTTTAACACCACTTCCCGGCTCACGTCAGATCAGTCTCTGTTTTGAAAAAATTGCAGTATCGAGGCTCGCGACCTCACTTCCATGTTCGCATTTGCTCTGCTAGCTACGGTAGCCACTTGATCCGTGGCAAACTAAATTACAGGCGTCGCGTACTAAATATCAGGAAAAGTTTAAGCAGCTACTCTTTCAGAACCTTCAGGCTCATGGGCAAAGCACTTTATATTATCGCAGGGCTACTACTCTCTGCTGGATTTATCTATTTCAACCTTAGCTCTCCCGCTCTTAATCAGACGATGGTTTTCGGGGTCACGCTGATTTCCGCTGTCCTGCTTGCGCCGATTGGTCGCATCACACAGCTCTTGTCAGTGATCAGTGAGTCTTTAAAGGATAGCTGAAGGGAGGGAACTGTGCAGTAGTTTTTTATGTGCTCTCCACTGACGGACCCAGAACCCCGTCACGAGCCAAGTCATTGCCCGCTGGGCTTCGCGTTCTTGCCGATCGGCAAGGTTCTGGGCGCGGAGAACGGCGGGCACTTTCTGTTAGTGTCATGCCTGTTACCCTTGAATGCGAGAATCCCGAGTGCGATAGCACCTTCACTGTCCCCCCGTCGCATGCGGAAGATCGTTCTCATTGCAGCCGTGAGTGCCACCAGAAAGTTCGATTCCGTGAGTCTCTCGTTGAGGCCGAATGCGATTTAGAATCCTGCTCTAACAGTTTCAGAGTTCAGCGTGGTGATTTAGAATGGAGGCAAAAAGAATATGACAACGTTTATTGCTCCGAGGAATGCCGACAACTAGGAAGTCGAACCGGGAAGCATCTCACATGTCAAGCTTGCGGGGATGAGTTCTATGAGCCAAGATGTAAGCTCGAAGACGATAGCTATTCAAACGAGTATTGCAGCGCTGAATGTCGCCATGGGAAAGAGATCAAGTCTCATGAATGGCAGAAGGCGCAGTGCCAGCAGTGTGGGAGTTCGTTCGAGCACTACACTGGGTCAGGTAATGGCAAGTATTGCGGCCTAGAGTGCTATCATAGCTCACTTCGTCCTGATGGTGTTGAAGAGAAACCGACGAAAGAGTGCCAGCGGTGCGGTGAGGAGTTTGAGGTACCGCCATCGAAGGTTAGCGAATACAAGTATTGCTCAGAGAACTGTCGGAAAGGCGTCGTTTGCCTTTTCGGGGAACCGGTAATGCAAGAGTGTGGCAACTGCGGCAAAGCGAAGGCACTGGATGACTTTCCCGAGCAGTATAACACAAAACGAGGGAAAACATATCGGTTGAATATATGCAGGCAATGCCGGAATGAGCGTCAATCAGAGCGTTACCATTCGAATGAAGACGGTAGGCACACCTCCACCTGCCCCACCTGTGACGAAGAGTTTTCGCATTACCTGCCAGACCGCCTTTTCTGCTGCCGAGAATGCTCTGATAAAAGGAATCATCCACGAAACGGCAAAAAGTGGTGTAATGGGTGTGGCCGCCGCTTGACCGTTGATCATTTCGACCATGATTCAGGTGCTGATGATGGACTCTCTAGTCGATGCAAGCGATGCCGGGCGATTGAGCAACACCGTCGTGAAAACCTCCGTGGCAGTTTTGAGTCCAGCGATATTTACCGTCAGTGGTATCGGCAAAATGGCGAGTGCTTTTGGTGTGGGGATCAGTGTGGCGGTGGACCCTCAAGTAATGAGTATCACATTGACCACCTCACTCCGATTTCTCGAAGTTCGGTTGAGCCCAGCAACTATCCTCGGAATTTGGTAATCGCTTGTCCAGAGTGCAATCATGCGAAAAGTAACCGACTTCCCATCGAGTTTAAGCGATACCGATTGAAGCATCTCGGTGCTGATTCTACCTATCGTCTAGGCTCTGCAGTTTCGTTTTTCGAAGACTAAGCCCACAGATTTCTCCATTGCGTCTTTGCCGAAGAACAACTTTCACGTCTCCGTGAGCAATGGGAGCACATCGTGGTGTGATAATCGGTGAATATCATCAAGTATCTATTTCATCAAACACCTCCGTTGCAGCCTCTCGCCCTATGGCCCGCGCAAGCTGGAACTCGTAGATCCGGTGGACGCCGTTTCCATCCTGAGAAGTCTCCAGCCGCCCCTTCTTGATCCAGTCGTAGATCGTAGACTCCGACTTGTCGAGCGCCTCAGCGAGGTCGGTGACGTAAATGACTTGGGGGCGCGCCATGGCTAATCAGGGTTGTAGTTGGAGAATTTCTCTTCCATCCTCTCTTCCCATGTCTTCAGCTCTTCGGTAAAAAGGTTCGGATAAAGCTCATTGGGGGGCTTAGGTGTAAAGTCTTTACTTCTCGGCCCGCCCAGGTTGTGGACCTTTGAAGCCAACTCTGCGGTCCGTTGCCAGACCTGCCGCTTTTTGCGCACAGCGGCGTGGACCATCACGGCCATGTCGCGAAGCGTAAGCCGGTCTACGTCCGGTGGCGTAAGGCCGTGCGCCTCGGCCAACAGCCGGTCAATCACGGCGAAGTCTACAAGTCTCCTAGAGCTTCGTCCATCTCCTTCACCTTCTCCTTCAGCGATTTTCCCAACTCGTTTTGCATCTGGAGGTACTCCCCGAGCGCCCACGAAGCGACCTCATCCGCCCGCCCGCTTTGAATGATCTCGCGGACCACCTCTTCTTCGGTTCGCCCGTCTTGAAGTGAGGGCAGAAGCCCGATGTACGCAAGGCGCATCCCGAGGTCAAAGTCCTCCAAGTCTTGCATCGCACCGGAGTCGATGCCTTTCCCCTCCATCTGAGCAAGACGAAGAGACCCCGCGTTCAACTTCAGGTCAAAGCCCTCACCGAAAAGTTTGATAGACTTTGTGCGCGTGTCTGTCATTACACCGTAAAGAATGTAGGTTGCTTACGACCCGCCCCCGAAATGTCGTACTGTTTGAACTCTCCACTATTGGAGGTTCGGTTAAATTCTTCTACCACAAACGCACCGTATTCTCCGTCGAGGCCCGTGATCGCACTTCCCGTGTCGTCTTCGGGCTGGATGAGATAATGAACAACATCTTGGTCCAACGTAGCATTCCGAAGCAGGACGTGGCCTGGCTCCTCGGTGGTAGTGCCGCTTTCATTCTCTTCTTGGACATTGACCGTCGCGTTAACCGCTGAAGACTGCTGGCCGTAGATCACGCTCTCGTGCTGGCTTGAATCGCGGTCCAGCGCGCTCTGTGCGTCGTTGGAGAGAGACGTGTCCAGGTCTGCAAGAAGACCGACCCGCGTGTAATTTGCCGGGTCTTTTCGGGCCGTGTCCGTCCCAGGATCAGTCGTGGTCGCATACAGAATGTCGTATTCTCCTTCTTGGCGCCGTAGGCTCATCTGTTTCAGGTTACTGTTTCAAAGGTTGGCTGCTCGCGTCCGGTGCCGCTAATATCGTACTGCTTAAACTCGCCGGAATTCGCGGTACGGCTAAACTCCTCCACCACGAACGACCCGTATTCAAGCTCAAGTCCCGAAATCTCAGTCCCCGTGTCATCTTCGGGTACGACCAGATAGAAAACCATGTCTTGATTCAGCGCTGCATCGCGGAGCAGAATGTGGCCGGAGTCCTCCTCTACACTTCCACCATCTGTTTCCTCCTGCACGTTGACTGTCGCGTTGACCGCTGAGGACTGCTGGCCGTAGATGACCGACTCGTGTTGGCTGGCGTCTCGGTCGAGGGCGCTTTGCGCGTCATTGGAGATGGAAGTATCCAAATCCGAAAGAAGACCGACCCGCGTGTAGTTGGATGAATCTGTGGCGGTTGTGGGAGCAGAATCCGTCACATAGAGAATATCATATTCGCCCTCTTGGCGTTGAAGTCCCATGGCTAAAACTGCGTGTTTGTGTCAAGGCGCATTTCGTAAATCACGAGCCGCACTTTCGTCCCGCCGAAGTGGGCGCCAAAGGCGTCGAAGTCTACCGGCTCAAGGCCTTTCTTCTGAGCGCGAGCACGGCCCACCAGATCCTTGAAAAGTGTTTCCAGCTCGTCGTACGTGTAGTTGTCCTGTCGGGCCACGATGGCAAAGCTCGCCGTGGCGTCCGTGTCGTGCACCTGCCCGCGCCGGAATTCTTGTGTGAACGTGCCGGAACGCTCCCAGGCGTAGTGCAGCGGGTAATCATCTTTTTTCGCTGACTCAACCAAGTGGTCTTCAATGCGGCCAAAGCTGCCCCCCTTTTTGGCGGCTCTGCTCATCGCATCTACGATCTCCTGCATCTATCCTGCGGCCTCTGCGGCCCTCCGTTCAATCGTGTCGAGAAGGTCAGAGAGTCTGCGGCGTAGTGCCGCCTTCACGTAGTCGTTACGGCCCTTGAGCGGGCTATTTGCAGAGGGCGTGCCCGAGTCATGGATCGCCTTCCGCGTGCCGTACACGGCATTGGGGACAAGGGGCTCCGGAGGGCTCAGCTTCGTTTCAACCCACCGCTTGATCGGTGGCCTTGGTGGCCAGTACCCCGAATCGGTACCTTCTGCAACGTAATTTGCGTAGCGAACGCCGGTGACCTGTAGCACGAGCGACGATCCGCCAATCGCGAGCTGTTGCTCAAATCCCTTTCGCAGACTCCCGCGGTTGGTAATCCCTCGGGTGTCTACCTCATCGGCGAGAACCGTCTGCAGTTTTTTCCCCTCAACGGCCATTGCCGATCTCACGGCGCTTACAAAGTCCTCGCTAAGTGATCCCATCAGAGCACCCACGTTGGTTGCCGTTGCGTATCGGGCTTGAGCCGGCGGGCCAAAGACCGGGCCTGCGATTTTCGATCCTGTGCAAACTCGAAGAGCTCGTCGGCCCGCTTATAATTGGTCTGCGATTGGTCGAATCCGGTAGACTGCACAAAGCCCCCGTCATCGGCTTGTCGGAGCCCCAGCGTCGGGATCGCCTCCCCAAACGCCCAAAGCGTCTCGGCTTTGACAAGCAGGTCCTTATCGGCCTGCGTATACCGCTTCGGGCTTTCCTCCAAGGTTCGTAGGTTGCTAACGTCCTCATAGAGGTCGCCTTGCTCGCGCCCGGCAAGCTGGTAAGAGGTCACGCGGAAGCCGCGCTTGTAGGTGAGCGCGCGCCGCATCGCCGCCTCGGCCTGGTCCCCAAAGCCAGAGATCTGTCTTGCCAGATCAGAGTCCTCGACCTGGGTGTGATTAAGCACGCTTTCGAGTGTCACCAAGCTCATCGGACAACGCCCATCTCTTCTAGGGTTTCGTTCAACTTCTCTTCGCCACGCCCGGTAATTTCTTTTCCGCCGTAAGTGATTGTCCACCACCCGTTGTCGGTAATCTCCCAGTCTACCTCTGGGTCTTCGTCCGTTTGGGGATCTTCCCCAGCGGGTTCTGCCTCAGCGGACTCTTCTTCAACGGGCTCCCCGACCCGCGTATGCACGTCAGGATCAAAGTCCTCCGCGTTAATAATGCGGGTGTCGGGCACGTACGTATCGCCCGCCTCAATTTCTACGGTATCGGGTCGTGGCATAAGGTCAGGGGGCTACTCAGCGCCAGCAGCCACCCGTCGTCGCTTTAGGGGAAAGCCGTGAGTTATCCGAGAAGCAGTGCCATGTGCTCTTCCTTCGTCGCGGCGGCGCCCCAGACAATGCCGAGGTCGTACATCACCTGCTTGTATCCGGGGTAGATCGCCACCTCAAAGGCAAGGCCGGTCAGCGGGTCTTGCACGACGGTTCGATCCTCGGCCATGTCGCCCTCGGGTGGCACGGCAGGAGCGCGGGTCGCAAGCTGCATCGCGCCTCGGTGAAAGCCTGCGTTCACGCGGTAATCGCCCTCCAAGGTGACCACCTCGCTTCCGCTTGTGGAAAACTGAAGCCCCGGCTCGCGGATCGGGATGGGCGAACTGGTCGTGTCTTGAGCGACCACGTACTGGCTGTCGTCACCCGCAATGTTGATGACATCGCCCTGCTTCAGATTCAAGTTGGTGGCGCTTACCGAAACGTCCGTATCGCCAGCGGAATTGGAGTTTGCCGTTGCCGAATCAAGGCTCCCTTCGGTGTGCGTCTCGGACTGTTGGGTATGGCGAAGTGCCATGCCCTGAATTTGCCCGAACTCGCCTTCTCGAAGCGCCTCGTCCGTGCCAGCCTCGTTAGCCCGCTGAAGGATACCCGTCTGCGTGCCCCGCAGGTTGAACATCGCGTTGGAGTCTACGACAATCTGCCGATCAGACGCCGGCGCGCCGTTCTCGTCAAGGATCTGGCTCACGCCTGCGAAGTCGTCGAGGTTGTCCTTCGTGTCGAAGGGGGTCGTCCCTGCGTTCCCATAGGCACGGGACGACTTCTGCGCCTCCGTGACGAGGTCGCCTTCGATCTGTGATACCAGATCACGGTACGCCTGCGCGATCCGTTGCTGCCGGATGTCAGCGTATGAGTCTTCCGCGTTTGACAGGTCCTGTGTCTGAAGCCCACGGATCTCCTCCCCGGAGAACTCCATGCGCACCGACTCCGCGTTGTCGAGTGTCACGGGCCGGGTCGCAGCGTTTGTCTGCGACCCGGCGGGCGGCGTGGTGCTGGGGCTAATCGTGTTGGAGGACTCTTCACCGACGACCGGCACTTCGACGCTTTGGCCCTGCGCGGCGCGTTCAACATCAGTATCGCGCTGGACGGCAGGGATAAAGCCGGTCATCTCGCGGCTTACAGTGTTGAGCGCCGCGTAGAGGTCAGGAAAAAGGGAGTTAAGGTTGACGGCCATTAGTCTACAAAGATGTTAAGTGAGGGTCAGAGGTCGGTTAATCTACGACCGTTCCTCCGTTTAGGGCGAACTCTTGCTGCTCCGCAGCAGACATCGCCTCAAAGTCTTCGCGGCGCATCGTCTTTCCGCTCGTTGAGGCTTCTGGCTCGCCGTTTAGGGTGGAGCCAGGACGAGTGTCTTCGATGAACTTGTCTGGCACTTCCTCCACAAGCGTTTGGGCAAATGCCTCGTGCTTCTGGGCATCGTCGGGCACGTTGAGCGGCACATCGGGATCAGACTCGTACACCTGAATCTCAAGGCCATCGTCCCCGGCGAACTGCACGCGCTCTCCGGCAGTGGCCTGCTCGGCCTTAAATTCCGCATAATCGGGATCAACGCCCCGTGAGGTCAGCTCCGAAAACACCTTGTCTTGGAAGGAGCGGCCGCGCTCTTGGCGGGTCTTCTGCCTCCACGACTGCACCGCCTCTTGCTTCTCGGTCTTCAGGTCGTCGAGCTGGCTGTTGAGATCGCTGATTTTCTGCTCGTACTGCTCTTGGACCTCTTCCACCTCAGGCGGGGTGTTCTGCTGGGCCTCCTCCTGCAAGGACTGGTTCTCCTTGCGGAGCGATGCAATTTTGTCCTGCGCCGACTGAAGCTCCGACTGCACCTCCTCCTTGCCCTTCTTAAAGGCAGGGTTTCGGATTTCCTTGTACACGTCGGGGGCGCTGGACTCTAGCGTGCCCGCAACCTCACTCGGGTCTGCTTCGCCAAGTGCCTCTACTGCGTCGTTGAGTTCAATCTCCATCGCGTGAGAGAACGGTTTAGAAAATGCTGTTGCGGATAATGCTTCCGAACGGCACTCTTTGCGGCGATGCCGACCTCCGAACGAGCCTCTTTGCGGCGGGCCCGAGCTCCGAGCAGGCAGTTTTGGGTGCGCCTGAACACCTACGAAAGTTGGTCAGTCGAGAAGTACGAGGCACCCGTCGCGCCACTGGCAAAATTCACCATGACGGGGCGACTGTTGGCACGCCCAAGCTCTTTCGCCCGCTCGATCGTCTTGTCCCGGCTGCCGGGAACTGATAGCACGGGGCCTTCTTCGAGCTTGACCTTCCATTTGCCGCCCTCTTTGATCACGTAGTAGCGTTTCGTTCGTGCCATACAAAAAAGGGCCGTCCCTGCACGGGAATCGGCCCTTGACGGGTTTTCTCAGTAAGTACCAAAGTCATATGGTGTATGTGTGGGGTATGTGACGTGTTTCAGGCCTCTTCAGAGGAGCCCCGAATGCGCTGGCTCGCCTTCGCGTCCGCCTCTGTCGCGTGACAAGAGTAAGTTTCCTCTGTAACGGTATTATACACCACAAAGTCCCCACTCGTACCGTCAGACTGCTTGCACGATTGTTTCTTAACTGCGGTCGGCATCGTCCTTAGAAGGGTTATCTCGGGTCCAGCGATGAACGTGTTCGTGCCCATCTTCTGTGCGGACAAGCTGGATATGATCCACCTCGCCGTTGAGCCAGTCGATGAGGGCCGCCTTTGCTTTCTCTAGTTTGGTCATAGCTATACAAAGTCTGCATTCGGGTCCCAGGCGCGACAGGACCAAAAGCGCGGCTTCAGCTTGTCGAAGTCGGTCACGTTCTCATCAAAGTCCGAACAGTTGTGTCGAGCACGGAAGCTTGCCCGCGCCTCGTCGTTGGTGCGCCGAATCGGCATGTCTGAGTTGCCAAAGCGGACGAGATTTACGTTTCCGGTGTCTGGATTGCGGACGTACACCTTGAATGCCTTATCCGCATCGGGGGTGCGAATCGGGGATTCCAGCTCGACCTCTCTTCCCTTATAGGTTGCCATATCAGTTCATCGTGGTTATGAAAGGCTTCCCGCCAACCTCACTAGGCTGCTCTTCGGCAAGGTCTTCAAGCACCATGCACGTCCCCAGCACCCCAATATTGTAGCCCAAGAAGGTGGAGGTGCTTGAGGCCGCAAACAGGAGAGCGCCCTGCCACCAAGGCGCCCCGAGCACCCCTGCGAGGACAACAGTAGCAATTGCCAGAAGTAGGGCAGCGATGATGTAAAGTGCAGCCATCCGCTTATAGGACATAATGGATTATACGAGGCTAGTCCAGGAGGAAATCAAAGAGGCACGGACAGGCGCGACCGGCAGTGGCCATGGAACGGCGGGCTCACGACGCCCGCCTCCGCCAATGCCTTCGGCCCCTGTGCCTCCAAAGACCGAATCCGCTCGGCAGAAAGCCACGGCGAACGGTCCGTTACGTCTGTCGGATCTTCAGCGCTAATAATTTCATCGCGGTGCTCTGTGAGCTGCCCCAAGGAAAAGCGCGTCCCGTCTAGGGTGCGGCAGATGTCACTGGTACGGACGTCGATCACCGCATCGACCATCACCTCTTCGATGCCCTGCCGCTCAAATTCGTCAATGTGGGCAAGCTCTCTGGTTCGCGTTGCCGTCGCGTTCGACAGCAGCTCCCAGTAGGATTGACTCTTGCTAAACTCTCGCCCAAGGCGCGACTCCGCAAAGCTCTGCCCAGAACGAAACGCGCCGAGCCCCTGCCGAAAGTTCTCTTCGCTAACGGAGCGAATCCGATCTTGAACAAAACGGTCGTAGTGATTCTCAATCCAAAACTGCGTGTAGCGGCGCCCGAACTCCGCGCTTGGCTCCCCCATCGGCGACTGAGGCTCGCCCACCTCGCGAGTGCCAATCTCATAGAAAAGCTCTACGGCTACCTGCGTAAGCGGATTGCTTTGCCTCGCAAACTGCGGCCCGAGACGCTGCCGGAACGAGCCTAAAATTTCGCTTTGCGGGGCGCCATTTTCGCTTAGACGCACGGCTACAATCAGGGCCTCTTCTACACCTCGCCCCCACTCGGCCTGAAGGGCTACTGCGAGCGCAAGGGCTACCTCTTCAATGTCGGCGCGGTCGGCCTCCGCGGCAAGCTGCTCGAGTGGTGGCACCTCTTCGGTCGTTTCAGCCATCAGTTGCAGTAGACCTTAATGAACCGATCTGCGACGCAAACTCCCCACGTTACTCGCTGGGGCTGAACGAGCACCGCCCACTCGAACGTGCCCTCGCTCGCCTCACTGATAAACCAGTGGCAGTTGTTGGGACGAATCATAGATCTAGGTCTCCGCTCTCTCCGTTTTGGCTGCGAATGCGCTCGGTCAAGGCCTCTCGCCCCTCTTGGATCCGCGTGGCGCTCTCAATCTCCTCCTCGTCAACTTCGATATTGTGGGCTTGTGCCCACGTTTTGGCAACCTCTGCCTTACCTGTCGCCCCGAGGGGCACCTGGCCAGTTTCAAACGCGCCCTGTCGCATCTCGCGCAGGGTCTCGTTGATCGAAAGCTCCGAGAAATCGGTGTTTCGCTGAATGCTAGAATCCGACCACGTGTCGGGGCTCGCCTCCGGCAGATTGACCTGCGCAAGCCGCCACATCATGTCGTTCTCCCATTCGTCTAGGCTTTCGGTCTGAAGCGTCAGATACGCGCCGACCGATTGCGCAATGTCTTGGCGAATTTCGGTCGCGGTGCGCTCGGTCGCCACCTGTCCGTAAGACTGAAAGAACACCGAGTAGAAGTCTTCCCGCTCGTCTTTGAGGGTTTGGTTGCGCACCTCGGCCCCGTCCATCGGCGGGGCCGCGTACCCAAGCTCCGTTGGGAAAAAGCGAGATCCCTCCTGCAAAAGGTCCTGCACCTTCTGAAAAAGCTCCTCGTCAAAGCGCCCGTTGTCGTCGGTCGCCTCGATAAAGCTGCGGGCCAGCGCGGAGGACCAGAGATGGAAGTTGCGCACGTTGCGGAAGTTAAAGAGCCATTCCGAAAAGAGCGCCATCATATACCCGACCGGGGCTCGCACCGGCACCTCGGTCTTGTAGACCGGAAGCGCCGCCCGCCCGTCGCGAGTCTGGTACTGAAAGCCGTTGGGCCCGTAAGGGATCGTGCCCCCTTCAGCCTGTGGTGACATCTGGCCCGAGATATTCACAGCACTATCTCCCTCACTTGCCCAAATTTCGTACCCATTCGTCTTATAGACAGTGTAGATGTCCTGCTCTCGGGGTTTGTCTTTGACCGTCGTGCGCGGGTCTCGCGTGGACTTGACCTTTACCTCTATCAGCCTGCCGGTGCGGTCCCGAACCCAGTCTTTGACCGCCAGCGGGCTCATGGTTTTAACAGAACCATCGGAGCGGGCGTCGGCTTGGCTTGGACCGGTGCGGTCTACCCCCTCTACCAGCGTCCAAATCTCTTGGAAGCCGATCGAGTCTACAAGGGCCTGTGTCTTCACCACGTCCCACGCCGTACCCTCTCCGTCCAAATCTTCCCCAAGACGCCCTGCGGGCGTCTCCATGTCGCCAAACGACCCGAGGCCATCGGACCATGAGCGCTCCGCGTCTTTCTCATTTTGGATAATCATGCCTGCCAGGGCAAGCACGGCCCGCTGAAAATGCGGCACGTAGCTGGCGACATCAGTGCGGGACAGGTACTCTTGCTTCGACTCGCCCTGCCGCTTTCGAATGAGGGCCGAATCAAGGTTGTCCACAATCGTCCCGTGCAGGTGACGCTTGATGATCTTCCAGCGCTCTCCATGGTACTTCTTATGGGTATTGTTCAGCCAGTGGCTCATCACATTACCATCTCGTTGACAGAGCGAATCGAAGAGAGGTCTGCCGTGGCCGGTTCGGCAAACGAGTACATCAGGCTCTCGGCCTGGTCTGGGGAATTGCCCCCATTCCCGAACTTGTCAATCTTAATTTTGCCCGTTCCCGTCTTCGCGTAGGTCGGCTGCGAGAGTTGGGTAATCAGCGCCGAGCGATCCGGGATAGAGATGCATTCGGACTCGGGGTGAATCGTTATGCCTCCCCTGCGCTCATAGGTAGCCTGGAAACGAAGCCGAAGCACCCACCAAAGCTCTGCCGCGTAGTTTTCAAAGCGCTCATCAGCGTAAACCTCAGGGCGATCTCGAAACTTGCGAGCCGTAGGGCGGTCCGAGTTCGTCACACCTTGAACGGTGAACGGAAGCGACTGCTCTTCTTTCTTTAGCGTTGCGGTCACCTGCGCCCCCACGCCCATCCGGTCGTAGTAGAGCCTGGAGACCCCCACCGCCCGACAGATCCGCTCTACCTCTTCTACCTGATCAATGCCAGTCGGGAGCGCGATCCGCACGACCGTTGGCCCGCGCCGAATCGTAAGCACCGTCGCATCTTCAGACTGCGCCACGTCCAGGCCCGCGACCGTTTCGGCCCCTTCGGCCAAGCCTGCTTCTACTGCCGCCCGTACCCACTTCGACGGGATCACCACATTTTCGGCCGCCGCGCCGTAGTCAATGTCAATCTCTTGGGCAATGGTGACAGGGTCTCTCTCCGCCTTCTGTTTTTCATACCATGGGTAAATGATCTCAACTCCGCTTTCGGTGCGGACGCCTGCAGTATAGTTTTTCACCGGGTTGTCCTGCCAGTGTAACGTAAACACCTCATAGCGCCCCGAGTGCTTCTCCTCGTGCATCTTGTCCTGCGATCCAGACGGGGTAGAAAGCTTGACGTGAACCTTCGCGTTGTCGGACACCGCCGCGTTGACCATATCCTGCTGTCCAACAAACGCCCACTCGTCAATAAGATAAAACGTTGAGCGCCCGCCACGACCCATGTTCTCTCCGGCCTCACCTGTAATCGAGGTGTTTTTCTCTGGGTTCAGAAGACGGCCCTCGTTGTCGTGCTGATCTGGCTTGAACCTCGAAGGCCGCATCCACTCCGGAAGGTTGTACAGCATGTACCGAACCTTCGGAATAAGCGCGTCAAGATCTCCCTTCTTTTCCACAAGCTCAAACTTACGGCTTCCAACGGTCATCGAAAACCCTTCCCGAAAAAGCCAGTGGTGAAGCCCGAGCGCCAAGCAAAGGTAAGACGCCCCCTCCCGCCTACTTTTCTCAACCATCCCGTTCTTCTGATTGTCTAAAAGCGCCTCCAACCACTCAATAAACTCCTGCTGCTTTGGGCGAAGCACGAACGGCATTTTCGTCGGGAGTCCTGTGTCTGCATTCCACGGATTGTACGCCCAAATCCAATGGTCAATGAACTTCGCAGGGCGCTCTCGGCAAAGACGCAGCTCCATCAACCGCGTCTCCGGGTCTCCCGCACATGCCCTAGCCCGACACAGACGGTCTTCTAAATCGTCCTCCACGCGCTGCTCTCGGCGCTTCATCTTTTCGCGGCGCGCCTCCCTAATCGCCTCTTTTTTCGTGTCGGCAACCGTAAGGTGACTATCCATTTGTGCGCTTATTCAGTTCTTCTAAGAGTTCGTCCATGACCATTTCGTCAACCGACTCTTTCGCCTTGCTTTCTTCCTTATCAGTTTCGCGGTAGATCTTTTGGCTCTGAGTGTAGTCTTTGTACGGATGGTTGACCGATACTAGCTTTTTCGCCGCCCGAATGCGATCCGAGGACTTCGGTGCCCCTGCATCCTCATCAGCATCCGGAGGCCTTTTGCCTCGCATCTCGCGCACTAACGTCTGCTCTGCTTCATATCCAAGTTTTGCTGACCCTTTTTTGTACGCCTCCCGCACTTCCGGAAAACGCCGGGCCCAATCCTGCAGGGTGCTTGGGTGGCATCCCACTTCTGAGGCCGCATCTTTAAACTGGCCATGTTCAACGAGCGCTTCTACCACGTCAACTGGGTCTGGAGAGGTCATGCCCCGCGGAAACGGAGAACGGAGCTTGATTCCGCAAACCTCTTCACCGCGCTGTTCCGGAAGCATCGTGTCACCCATATCTGAGTAGAGATTATGTGCAAAATATGTGTGAGTATTAAATGTACGCTTGATCTGCAAGATTCCTGCGCCTCAGTCCAAAGCTGCTCGCGCAGGAATTTTCGGGCCACCAATACCGTCACGGCACCGATCTGCCGGGGGCCCCCCATGTGTAGAACATGTGCCCAGAACATGTGCAAAACATGTTCGGGTGCCCCTCTTGAACGCAACAAAACCGCCGTTTTCTTTCGCTGCGGTGGTTGGCCAGAGGCCACTCCTCAAAAATCTGAAGCAGGCCGCCGAGAAAAGCAGGCGAGCCCCCAACCCAAAGCCTGTGCGCGCATGCGCACGCGGAGAAGAGGCACTATTGGCACAGAGTATGAACATCTTGCAACCTACAATTTTGATATGATAAATGTATCTACCGCCCGGCAAGGACCTCCATCCGCGTCCCATCCAGCAAGTGGTCACGGTCATTGAGCCTAGCCAGCAGGGTCCTTGCGGCCGATGATTTCGGGCATGTTACCAGCTCAAAAGCGTTTCAGAGAAGCGAAATTAAACCTCCACAATTACGTCCACGCTGTCGGTCTGCCCCGACCGCTTGACACTGTACGTTCCCGACGGCGCGGGCATGAATCGAATCCACTCTCCGTCGGCCGGGTCCTCTAGGTCGGACGGCTCAATCGTCGCCATGCGGGCGGGACTGTCGTCGGCGCCGCTCTGGCACTGAAGGATGATCGTATCGTTGGCGTTGCCGCGCACCATCACCGCCCCACTGTTGGGTTTGCTGTCGAACGTCGCGTTGCCGCCGGTGCCAGTCGTGCTGTTTAGGAGTCGTGCTTTTGCCATCGGTCTAAAGGTTGATTCGAAGTCAGATGAGCGGCTCGGTCAGATACACCTCAAGTCCTGCATCCTGCAATGCCAACGTCTGCAGGTCCCCGCTGCCGACCTCCGTCTCTGTCACCTGCGTGCCGTCCCATCCGAGGCGATAGACCGTCCCCTCGCCGTAGGGATCGTCGCAGGCGTAGATGGTCAGCAGCGGAGGATTCTTCAGCCGGTCCAGCACCTGATCGACGGCGATGGGCGTGCCGTCGAAATCGGGGTGATCGGCAAGGGTGTTCGCGGCGCGGTGCGTGATCGTGCTCCCGCCGTCGGCGGTCAAGGGCTGTCCTTCCGAGAACGTGGTGGAGCCGTCCAGCGGGTCCCACTGGGCGGCATAGTTGTCCACGTCTTCGACAACGGTGGTGTGTGTTATGCAGTAGAGGCGGGCGCGGGGCATTAGAGAGAATAGTAGTCAGCCATAATTCTACGAAGTTTTGAGTGCTCCGACCCGGAAAGGGCCGTCGACAGCACGAGAGCGGCTGGCAGACCGTCACCGCGTGCGGCGTATTGATCAGAAAACCCCACGAGCCCGCCGTATCTAAGCTCTGAAATCGTATTATCAAGCGTGCCGGGAGCTGCTGTGCCGAGAACAGACCCATTTTCGATTAATTCTAGCCTGCTGCTCGACGCGTCGTAGATTGCTGAGACAGTTACTTTTCCGCCGGACTTCGCTCCTGTGGCATCCACATTAGATCCACCAGAACGCACCCTTCCTTTTAGATCATCAACATCATTCCCGAAAAGCAACAACCCAGTATTTGTACTCGTCCCGTCACTGAGGTCAATCCAGCCCTCATATTTCCCAAGCTCGCTGTCGGCAGCTACGATGATCGTCCCTTGGTCGGGAAGATCACCGATGGAAGCACTCAGCACATCGTCGGTAATGTCATAGAGCGCAGAGGCGCGGCCATTGTAGGTTCCCTCTGTAGGTTGCTTCGAAGTGTCGCTTTGCGTCACGTCGTTTTCGTTTCCGGAAGCGTCAAAGATCGTCGGAATCGAGCCGCTGTTGATTTCAACGGCGGAGGCGCTCCCGAAAAAGACCAGATCCGACAGGCCGACGCCGGAAAAGCCCTTGATGGCCCGCAGGATCGGATCGTACAGGCCCTCCAGCGCCCCGTCCTCGATAGAGCCGTTGCTGCTCTGGACGCGGTCGCGGAAGGTCTGCGTCCGCTCAAGAAGGCGCGCGCCCCCGAGCGGGTCGGTGAGCCCGGCGGCCATCGGCCCCGCGCTGATGCCATCGCTAAGCGGCTCTGTCAGTGCCATGTCTCTAACTGGGTAGTGAAAGCGGATTGATCGTGCCTCACCAGCTGATCGTAAAAGGCCGAA